TGTTGTTTTCACTAGAAAACTCATAAAGATTTCACTCATGAAAAATAATAAATGTGTTATAATATATTAATATGATTTAAAGCCGTACAAATGCATTATTTACTAAGGCTTTTGGTTTTTCGTCAATAAAATCGTCAAAAACTCTAGCCAAAAATTTTAGACACACTATCGTGTGCCTTTAATCTCATTTCATTCGTGTAGTGAATGTATGTGTTGATTACAGTGTCTACAGTATCACCTAGTAGTGAGGCAACCGTTTTAACATCAACACCATTTGCAATGAGTTTTGTTGCATAGGTATGTCTTAAATCGTGTATAGATGTATTGGGTAGATATTTTTTTATAATTGTGGTTAAAGCACCTGTGCTACCTGTTTTTACATTGAATAATCGTATTTTATTTTGGCTCTTTCGGTATTCTAATAATATGTTTTTTAGTATAGGAGGAATAGGTATTTTTCTATAACTATTCTTTGTCTTTAATTGACGTAGCGTATATAATCCTTTCCCACTATATGCATATTGTTTGTTAATATCAATTATTGAATTATCAAAATCAATATCGTCAAATGTTAATCCTAGTATTTCGCCATATCTCATACCGGTATATGCAGCAATAGAACATATTATATAATACTTTTGATTCCTAATTTTTAACCCGTTCAATAGGAATGTTATATCTGCATCGGTTAGTGTATTTAGTTTAGATTCTGTTTTCTTTTTTAATCGCTTTATATGTTGTGATGGATCATTATTAATAATCTTATATGGTGATACGGCATACTTCATTACTTTAGATATAATTGTAATGCACATGTTTTTAGTTGATATCGATACATCTAGGCTATTTAAAGTATTTCGTATGTGTATTTCTGTAATATCTTTTACTTTCTTATTAAATAAAGATTTAAATTTCTTAAAAGCATTGTCATAAGCTTTGAATGTTGAATATACATCTGGTTTGTTTTCCTCCATATATATGTTATAAAACTGAATAAGCGTTATATCTTTTAGACTGTCATCAAGTGGATTGGTGACAGTCTTTTTTAGTTCCTCAACAATTTGTTGTCCATAGAGCTTGGCATCACGCTGTGTTGCAAATCCTTGTTTAGACTTTTGTTTCCATTTAATGCCGTCTTTATAACTGACTATAATCTGATAGCCTTTGTCTTTTTTGCGGACGGTAAAGTTGTATTGCATGGTTACACATCCTTGCTATTAATCACATGATAAAAGAATTCCTCATCGATATCTTCATCTAATTCTCTATCATGAGCGATCCGTTCTATTAAATTGATATGTTCCTTAGAATGAAAGTCATCGTGTTTAATATGTCCTAATTCGTGTAGTATACTAACTCGTTGAGCATCTAATGGCTTATTTAAATTAACCAGTATTGAATGACTGCCATCTTCATTAAGACGTACTATTGCTGTTTGTGTTTTCTTTAATTGCGTATAGATCAAGTTAATAGACATAACAACACTCTCCCCTGATAGAATTAATTAGATAAAGGTTCGTTAAAATACATATTATATGATTTATGAAATATATACATTGCAACTTCGTAACTCGGAGAATATACAGGAGCTTTACCAGAAGGAGATTTCCCAAATGGGAAAGAAGATATAGAGGAAATTTTATTTCCATTTAAATCATACCGAATTAAAGTATTTATTTTAAACTTTACCCCATTATCATTTGTAAATTCTCTTGCTAAATCATTAACTTCTCCAAATTTTAGTGCTAACATTTTTAAACTTCTATCATAATTAAAAAAAGAAGTCTGATTCGCTTCTACAATATTGTTTTCATCGTACCATATAGAATATACAGTAGTGTTAATAGCATAATATGGCGGATTATATCTTGATACAACAATCGTTGAATTATCAACATACGCTTCATGCGTTTGGTCTGAATACACTAATGTATACTGATTTGGATTATTACGCAATTCATTTAAAGAAATTGCATTACATGATAAAGGAATAAATAATATATAAATTAATATTAATAACTTCTTCATTCTACTTTCCCTCACGTTTCTTTAATCCCTCAATTAAATTAACAACAAAATCAATGTCATCTTTTGACATATCCTCGGCCGCATCAAACAACAATCGCATATCAGGATTGTCTTTCAATCTATTTGCATATTCAGCCACCTCCGGATCTATGTAATATGAATCATTATTCAAGCCCATTAACTCTTCTGGAGAAACATGCAAGGCTTTTGCAAATGCATAAATTTTAGATTGTGGTATATCAATTTTCCCAGCTTCAATTTTAGCAATGCTTGTTCTATCTTTATATCCTACTTGACGAGCTAATTCTTCTTGTGATAGTTCTAATTTTTCTCGTAAAGCTTTAATATTGGCATATAGTTTCATAGGTTTTACCTTTCTTTTTAATGCCCCTTACAAAGTAAATATATTATATATGTGAAAAAAAATCAACATTTTTGTAATTTATTGTTGACACATAATCACCCTTAGAGTATATTATAAGTGTGATTAAAAATCACGTTAGAAAAGGGGGTGAATAGATGAAGAGTTTAAAAGACGTGATTATTGAAAAAGGATTTCGTATCTCGTGGATAGCAAATCAGCTTAATATTACAAGATACACACTATACAATAAAATCAATGGGGTAACCGAATTTACGGCATCTGAAATTGCAAAATTAACAGAAATCTTACATTTATCAAACCTTGAGGTTAAGTCTATTTTTTTTAAAAAGTATAGTGATTTAAAATCACATCAATAATATTTAAAAAGTAATGCAAAGGAGATGAAACATGCTAGTACAAAACAAACAAGATTTATCTATAGCCAATAAGGTCTATGGAAACACATCAACTGCATTTGGTTGGGCAGGTCGCAACGCTAAGTATGCTGAATACTGGCGGAAACTTATTAGAGCATACTTTGCTAAACGACATACAAGCAGATTATTTAGAAAGTCTATCCACGGCAAAATTAAAAAATGTCGTGAAGCAGATAGAATGGCAAAAATTGAATCAAGAATTCCAGTATGGAACCCATAATTTTTAAAAGGAGAAAATCATGCACGAAATTAAAACAGAACTTAAAAAATACATATTAACTTTGATGACAGATGGCTCTACACCAACGCAGATACTTCCGGATTTAATCAGACAATATGAAGTACTAGATCAAAAATATCCGGATTCTAAACAATCAATAGAATCCGCAAGTTTTGAACAGACTTTTGAAGACCAACTACGAGGGCCCATTAAAGTGATTACTGCACTTTTAAAGAATAAAGCGACTAGAGATGGAAATTATCGTGAAGTAACTATTCGTGATAATGAAGCGTTTATTTCTGAACGTGACGAACGGACCCCTTTGGTAAGTAGTCATACAAAAGTTATTTATGAAGATAAAGACTAATGGATCCTGTTGTTTACACAATAAAGGACGTTGCCGAACTGCTCCAATGTAGTGAAAGCAGCGTCAACAATCTTAGGGAACGTGGCATCCTACGTGAAGTAAAAGGACTTCCGGGCGTCCGCTTCAATAAAAAAGAAGTCGATGCGTTAGTAGGCATTGTAGATGAATACAGTCCACTGCAATACAGGAAGTTAGAAAAAGAGCGTGATAGCTTGCTTGAAGAAAACAAAAAACTCAAAAATGCTATAAGAAAAATAACCAGTGATTTACTGGTTATGGTAGGAGGGGAGTTGAAATTATGATAATTACTGCTTTAAAATGGGCGGCTTTCATATGGATTATTGGATCCATGGGGAGCCTAGAAATCGATAGAATTGGTTTTTTCCAGTTCCTATTACAAATCATTACAGGCGGACTTGTTTGGGTGTGCGCCGATGTATATGAAAAAGAAAACGCCCGCTAATAGCAATTGGAAAGACTAGCGGGCGTAGGTAAATAACACCTATAGAAATTATAACACGGAGGAGAAATGAAACGCATTGAAATCTTAATAGATGAAGCTAATTCAGATAAAAATATAGGTATTAGCTATAACAAAGACAGTTTTGAAAATAATGAAGAAGTATTAGCAATACTCCTTGGTGCAACAATTGGATTTGTTAAAGAAAATGTACCAAATAATAAAAAAGTCTTATATCTTCAAGTTTGCATCGGAACAATGCAAACGTATCAAAAACAAATTATCTTTGACGAACGTTATAAAGATATGGATAGTAAAGATCCATTTTATGACATCATTCAAATTTTAAAAAGTAAGGAGTAAACAAATGAATGAAAAACAACAAATCTTAAATCTAACTAATATTTGTGATGGAAAGTTAGAAGCTGAATTTGAGGAAATGTACAAAGATGCATTACGAAAAATTTCAAAGGGTCAGAAAGCTAAAATCACCATCAATATTGAAATGTTACGAGTTCCAGATACAGATACCATCGTAGAACTTGGTTACAATATTAAATCAACATTACCAGCTATCTCACGTCGTGCTATTGGTTCTTATGCGGATGACTTCACTGTAAAAGTCGATGTCAACGAAAAACCAGAATTGGAAGTCCTAACATTTAATAATTCAACTACTGAGAAGAGAGGTTAACACAATGGAAGAAAAATTTAACTTAAATGTACAAGCAGCAGAAAATGGTGAAGTTATTATTCGTCATGGTGAAGCCAATGACGTATTTCAATATCACGGATTCAGATATGAAATTAGTAGTGCTGAATCATTCGTTAAAGGCGTAAAAGCTAAGGGAGACCCTAAAACATCTGTTATTACATATTCAGACAAAAAGGTTGTAGCAGTAACAGACTGCACTGTAACAGATCGTACGCAAGACAAAATCGTATACGCATTTCAAAAAAGCGAACAGTTTAAAGAATGGGATTCCATCTTTAATCTAAATTTAACGCAAAAAGAAATGCTTGATTTGCTTCGAATCCATGAACATGAAATCGAAGATTACGAAAAGCTTTTAATTACTGTTAGAAACTTCAAATATGTAACACAAACAGAAGGTGATTTTACTCGAACTGATGATGATAACTATGTTATGAGCATCAAGGTAAAAGAAGCGGAAGGTACTTTAAAAATGCCTCGCTTTATCTTTATAAACATGGTCATTCTTAATGAAAGTCAATTTACTCAAAAAATTGAAGTGCAATTAGACATCATTAAACCTAAAAATGAAGGGGATAAATTATCATTCAAGTTATCTTGCCCAATTATGAATCGTTACATTAAAGATGCCATCAAATCTGAAACAGATTCCATTAAATCTGAATTAACCAATTACTTATTATTGTCTGGTACTCAAGAATAAGGAGCAAATACATGAAGGAATCTATAAAAATAAACTCATTCGAACTGGAAAACGTGAAACGCGTTAAAGCCGTTTCTTATGAACCATCACCTAATGGATTAACCATTATTGGTGGTAAGAACGGACAAGGGAAAACATCTATCCTTGATGCCATTGCTTGGACACTAGGCGGTGCAAAGTTTGAACCATCTAGTGCGGTGCGTGATGGGAGCTACAACCCACCTAAATTAGAAGTTAAGCTATCCAATGGTCTGGTGGTTACACGTAGTGGTAATAGCAGCACATTAAAAGTCGTAGATCCAGAAGGTAAAAAATCTGGTCAACGTATTTTAGATGGTTTCATCGGCCAATTAGCCTTAGACCTTCCTAAGTTTATGGAAATGAGTGACAAGGAAAAAGCAAATGAACTTTTGAAATTATTGGGCGTAGAAGACGAATTAAATAAACTCGAAGGTAAACACCAAGAGGTATATGCAAAACGTCATTCTATCGGTCAAATTGCCACTCAGAAAGACAAATACGCAAAAGAATTAGTAGGATATGACGAAGTTCCATTAGAACCCATTAGCGCATCGGAACTTATTCAACAACAACAAGCCATCTTATTAAAAAATGCGGAAAATCAAAAAAAGCGGAACAATGTTTCTGCTATTCAAGCTCAAATGGTCACCATCAACAACTTGGTTGATGAAACACAAAAGAAACTGGAAGAACTTCAAGCCAAGCAGGCACAATTGGCTGAAGATTATGACATCGCAACTACTGCAGCTAAAGATTTAGAAGATGAATCTACTGCTGAACTCGAGGAGCAAATCAAAAATGTAGATGCCATCAATCAAAAGGTACGTGCTAATCAAGAACGTGCAAGAGCATTACAGGAAGCCGCTGATTATAAAGCAGATTATGATAACTTGACTGGTGAACTTGAAACTATTAGGGAAGATAAAAATAAACTGCTTGAATCTGTACAAATGCCTTTGCCGGGATTATCTATCCAAGATGGCGTTCTTATCTACAATGATCGTCAATGGGATTGCATGTCCGGTGCTGAACAACTCAAAGTAGCTACGGCCATTGTTAGAGCTTTAAATCCTAAGTGCGGATTTGTACTTATGGATAAACTCGAACAAATGGATGTAGACACTATGAAAGAATTTGGGGCTTGGCTTGAATCGGAAGGCCTTCAAGTCATTGCGACTCGTGTTACTAATAACCAAGATGAATGCTCCATCATCATTGAAGATGGACACATCAAAGGAGAAGAATACAGCAATGTGGCAGCACCAGTTAATGAAACTAAACCTGAAAATGAGTGGGGTGAATTTTAATGAATATTACAACAGGTAAACGAAAACGAGCGCAAAAGGTGGTTGTGTATGGTACGGAGGGGATTGGTAAAACAACCTTTGCCAGTCACTTCCCATCACCTGTATTTATTGATACAGAGAGCAGCACAGACCATTTAGATGTGGCTCGTACAGATAAGCCTACATCATGGCAAATGCTTATTTCCTTTGTTAAGGAATTTGCAACAATGCCGGGTTTCTATCGGACTTTAGTCATTGACACGATTGACTGGGCAGAACAGCTATGCGTTGAGTATATCTGCTCTAAACATAATAAATCTGGTATTGAAGACTTTGGGTATGGTAACGGATATGTATTTGTCCGTGAGGAAATGGGCCGGTTTCTAAACCTACTTGATGAAGTTATTAATGCAGGTATGAATGTTGTGCTTACGGCGCATGCTCAAATCAGGAAATTTGAGCAACCAGATGAATTAGGCGCATATGATCGCTTTGAATTGAAGCTTGGCAAAAAGACGGGAAGTCAAACATCTCCACTTATTAAAGAATGGGCGGACATGGTACTCTTTGCCAATTATAAAAATGAAATCATCACAACTCAAACCAACAAAAAGAAAGCAACCAATGGGAAGAGGTTAATGTATGCAACACATAACCCTGCATGGGATGCTAAAAATCGTCATGGATTACCAGATGTGATGACATTTGAATATAGTCAAATCGCTCATGTTATTCCTGATGATATTCTACCAACTGCTGCAGCACAAGAATTAGCGCAAGCCGTTAATAATGAATATGCTCCAGAAGTAATGAATGCTACCAAGGAACAAATTGGGGAAGTTACTACAACACAATCTGTAACACCACCACAAGAAGCTATTGATACCAATAAAAACGAAACACCATTAGTTGAAACGGCTATTCCTAAACCATTAAAAGACTTAATGGTTAAAGATGGTATTACATTAGAACAAGTTCAATCTGTAGTTATTGCTCGTGGTAAGTATCCAGCTGGTACACCATTTGAAAATTATGATCCAGAATTCGTTAATGGATGGATTATCCCATTCTGGCCAAATATTGTTGAAGCAATTAAGAAAGGAAATTAATTATTATGACAGCACAAAGCAATTTTGAAACATTCGGTAAAGCAGAAGAAGTATATTCATTTGACCAACCTATTTTAGCGGAAGAACGTGAATATACGTTACTTGAAGCTGGTTCTTATCCATTTGTAATCACAGATGTAGCAAAGAAATTTTATGAACCTAAAGAAGGTAGCAAGCTACCTTCTTGTCCACAAGCTCAAATTACTCTCGAAGTAGATGCTGGTGATCAAGGTAAAACAAAATTGATTCACAACTTATTCTATACGAAATCTACAATCTGGAAAGTTACAGAACTATTTATGGCCGTAGGACTAGCTAAAAAAGGTGAAAACTACAATCCTGACCCTGAACAATTACTTGGCAAATCTGCCATGTGCGAATTATCACAACAAAACTATGTAAAAAATGACGGGAACAACGGTACTCGCAACGAAATTAAAAAATGTTTTGCAAGTCCTAATGCTCAAACTAATGGATATGGTGCATTCTAATGGAACTTAGACCGTATCAACAACAAGCTGTAGACTCGATATGGCATGAATGGGAAACGGTTAATAAAACATTGTTGGTTCTTCCGACTGGCACAGGCAAAACAATCTGTTTTGCCAAAGTTGCGGAGGAAGCGGTTCGCAGGGGTAAGCGTGTTCTTATCCTTGCGCATCGTGAAGAACTATTGCAACAAGCCTCTGACAAAATTATGAGTGCATCAGGGCTTACAACGGCAATGGAAAAAGCTGAACATACATGTCTTGGACAATGGGACCGCATTATAGTAGGTTCTGTTCAAACATTATGTAAAGACAAACGATTGTCAATGTTCAGTAAAACGTACTTCGATGTCATTATCATTGACGAAGCACATCATGCTGTATCTAGCAGTTATCAGGCTATATTGAATTACTTTGACCAAGCAAAAGTTTTAGGTGTAACGGCTACACCAGATCGCTCAGATATGAAAAATTTAGGACGTGTATTTGAAAGTTTAGCATTTGAGTATACGCTACCTAAAGCTATTCAAGAGGGGTTCTTGTCTAAGATTAAGGTACAAACATTACCGCTCACATTAGATATCTCATCGGTTAAGATTTCAACTGGCGATTTTGCCGTAGGTGATATTGGTAGGGTATTAGAGCCTTATTTAGAGGAAATAGCCAATAAATTAATGGAATACAGAGATAGAAAAATCGTCGTATTCTTACCATTAATTGCTACCAGTCAACGATTCTGTGAAATTCTTAATGAGCGAGGATTTAAAGCAGCAGAAGTAAATGGCAAAAGCCAAGACCGTACAGAAATTACACAAGCATTTGCTGAAGGTAAATATAATGTACTTTGTAATTCAATGCTGCTCACGGAAGGTTGGGATTGTCCAAGCGTTGATTGTGTTATTGTATTACGCCCTACTCGGTCTCGTGCCTTGTATTGTCAAATGATAGGACGTGGTACACGTCTTTCACCGGGTAAAGATCATCTATTAATTTTAGATTTTCTATGGCATGTGGAGCGTCATGAATTGTGTAGACCGGCTCATTTAATCGCTAAGTCAGATGATGTGGCCAAACGCATGACGGAAATTCTTGAAGAAAAAGGGATGGACCTTGAAGAATGTGAAAGGGATGCAGAATCTGATGTATTAGCTCAACGTGAAGAGGCGCTTGCAAAAGAACTTGCTGCTATGCGCAAGAAAAAAGCACAACTTGTTGATCCATTACAATTCGAGTTTTCTATTCAAGCTGAAGACCTTACACATTATGTACCTGCCTTTGGTTGGCAAATGACATCTATTACAGATAGTCAAAAGAAAACACTTGAGCAATTTGGGATCAATGGTGACAGTATTGAAGACGCAGGTAAGGCATCAATGCTTATTGATAGGCTTCAAAAGCGCCGTGAAGAAGGCTTGTCTACTCCTAAACAAATTAGATTCCTTGAAAACAAAGGATTTAAGAATGTAGGAACATGGAGTAACAACCAAGCCTCTAAGATGATTAGTCGTATTAGTGCTAGTGGTTGGCGCATTCCTAAGGGTGTTGTGCCGGCTACATATAAACCACCTGTAGAAGAATTCGTTCCCCAATGGTAAGGAGTAAACATGGAAAGCAAAATTGATTTACGAGAATTACTCGAATATATAGACCCTGCCCAATGCTCCTATGAGGAATGGTTAAACGTAGGACTTGCTCTCCATCAAGAGGGCTATCCTATGTTTATATGGGAAGAATGGTCTGCAGATGATGGAGAGCGATTCCATGAAGGTGAATGCGCTACTAAATGGGAATCATTTGGTCGATATACTGGAAAGCTTGTTACAGGGGCCACGATCACTCAAATGGCAAAAGAAAACGGATGGACATCAAAACGTAAGCTTGAAAATAATGAGGCATTAAGTTTTGACTCCATGGTATTGGCCACAACTCCAGAACAATATCAAGTTGTTGACAAGAACTGGATTGAAGAATCTGATGTTCATATTCCTAAATCGTATCCTTTAGAGCAACGTAAACAAGATATTGTTACATATCTGACTACGTTATTTGAGCCAGAGGAGTACGTTGGATATGTAGTTAATACATTCTCCTTACCAGACGGAAAACAGTCCCCTACGATGGGAAATTATAGCCGTACGGTACAACAAATCATAGATGGTATTAACGGCACAACGCAATTAGAAAATGTGTTTGGCACCTTTAACAAAGAAATGGGCGCATGGATTCGATTTAATCCAATTGATGGTAAAGGTGTTAAGAACGACAATGTAACCGCATTTCGGTATATGTTATTAGAGTCTGACAATATGTCACTAGGAAAGCAAAAAGCCATTCTTGAACAATTAGAGTTACCAATCACAGCCATGGTATTTAGTGGTGGTAAATCAATTCATGCAATCGTTAAAGTAGATGCTTACTCCTATGAGGAATATAGAAAGCGTGTTGACTTTATATATTCCATTGCTCAAAAGAATGGTTTTAAACCAGATAAAAAAAATCGTAATCCTAGCCGATTGTCTCGAATGCCGGGCGTTATGCGTAATGGTAAGCCCCAATTCCTTATGGCAACCAATATTGGTAAAGAAAACTATAAGGAATGGGAAGAATGGATCGCATCCGTTAATGATGACTTACCGGAACCAGAAGAACTTGACGCATTATGGGATAACATGCCAGACCTAGCACCGCCATTAATTGAAGGGATTCTTCGTGAAGGACATAAGATGCTCATTGCTGGACCATCTAAAGCCGGCAAATCATTTGCATTAATTCAATTATGCATTTCCATTGCTGAAGGTAAGCCGTGGTTTGGATTTGACTGTACACAAGGTAAGGTCCTATACGTCAATTTGGAACTTGATAGGGCATCCTGTTTGCATCGGTTTAAAGATGTATATGAGGCCCTTGAACAGCAACCAACAAACATTGGGAATATATCCATATGGAATTTACGTGGCAAGTCCTTACCAATGGACCAATTGGCTCCTAAGTTAATTCGTAGGGCTCAAAAGCGTAATTACAAGGCTATCATTATTGACCCTATCTATAAGGTTATTACAGGTGACGAAAATAGTGCTGATCAAATGGCGAATTTCTGTAATCAGTTTGACAAGGTTTGTACTGAACTAAAATGCGCAGTCATTTATTGTCATCACCATTCAAAAGGCAGCCAAACTGGTAAACGGTCTATGGACCGTGCATCCGGTTCCGGTGTATTCGCTCGTGATCCAGATGCATTGTTAGACCTCTTAGAACTTGAACTCGAGAACATGAACGAGGATAAACTCCAAGATGCTCCTATTGATACTAGCCAATGTACTGCATGGCGAATGGAAGGAACACTCCGAGAATATCCTAAGTTTAAACCGGTGGATTTATGGTTTGAATACCCTATTCACAAGGTAGATACAAACGGGTTCCTTGCAATGGCTCAATTTGATAGCCCGCAGTCTAAAGGATTAGACAAGATGAATAAACGCAAGCAGGCCGTTAAGGAAAAGAAAAAAGAGCAATTGGTAGATGCTTTTAATATTGCCGCTGCTGAAAATGGATTTAACGGCAAAGCGGATATTAAACGTGTTGCTGAAATTATGGAAGTTAGCGAAATGACCGTTCGTCGATATTTAAGGGAAACCCCAATTTTTAATGTCGATAAAGGTGAGTTGTTTAAGGTTGAAGATTGTTAATATATGTATATTAACAACAGGTTAACAATAGTAACAACACACCTTATATATATATATAGGTATGTTGTTATTGTTTGTGTCCCAATGTAAGGTGGATTCAAGCTAAGGGGGTAAGGAAAAGGATTTCTAAAATCATCCTTTTCTTACCTCTTCCCCTTAGGTTGAACCCTACATTACAAAAGGGCTTTGTAAATTGGATTGGTTATTATCAATTAATTCTCAATAAAGGAGGATTGGTTATTGATTATTGAATTTTTCATTCCTCTTAAAAAGGTTCCTACTGTTACACATCAAACTAAGCAAGTGAATACACAACATGGTAAGCCTATCTTTTATGAATCCGATAAGTTGAAACAAGCTAAGCAAATATTCTTAGATGGTTTAGCTGATCATGTTCCTAGTGAACCATTAAAGGGACCTATTCGATTGGTTACCAAGTGGTGTTTCGGTAAAGCGAATTGCAAAGCGCCACATTGGAAAACTACTCGGCCAGATACAGATAATCTTATTAAATTATTTAAGGACTGTATGACCAAGTTGAATTACTGGAATGATGATGCTCAAGTCTGTAGTGAAATTACAGAAAAGTATTGGAATCCAGTAACAGGAATTTGGGTACATATTGAAACGTTGAAAGGTTGATGCTATGAAGAAAAAATTAGTCTATGTTGCTCATCCTTATGGGGGCAAGGAAAGCAATCGTAAAAAGATTGATGTGATCATGGGAGATTTGGTTTTAAATGATGCTGGTCATGACTATATTTCCCCAATTCATAACTTTGGGTATGTATATCTAACCGGCACTGAATATCAGAAAGGTTTAGATATTTGTTTAAGTCTACTTAGACATTGTGACGTATTAGTATTATGTCCTGATTGGGAATCTAGTAGAGGTTGTAAAGGTGAATTTGAATTCGCTAAGAAACATAGTATTTCCACTTTTACATTGAGTGAATGGGAAGGCGTTAAATCGGATTTGATAAAGGAATACCAATGAATATTTGGGGTTTATTTGATGATGGAAATGGCTGTTATCGTCAAGCGGTAAATGAATATAACGTGAATATGGGGGGGCAACACACAATCACATCAATAGGCATTGGTGATGCATCTATTAATCAAGACCTTGCTATAAATACGCTACATAACCCCAACGCACTATGGGGACAGCTGGACAAACTAGATAGACCTGATGTTATTCTAGCTAGTCCACCTTGCGAAAGCTGGAGTAATGCCAGTGCAATGATAAATGGGAATGCTTGTTGGAAACGTGAGCCTAATAGCATCACTTCATTATTTGGTGAAATTAAGGAGAATAGTAAATTTACAATTCGTAATAACTCTGAATATGATCGTGTTCAATATAATTATGACAAGCAATTCTTAACACGAATCAATGGTGAAATGTGTATTTATAATACGATAAAAATCATTAAACGGTATCAACCTAAAGTGTTCGTAATTGAAAACCCAGCGTATGGACGGATATGGGAGTACATAGCAAATGTAATAGGATTTGATATTCCTTATGAAAACCTAACTTATTACAACAACTATGATTACCCTATTAAGAAACCAACAAAGTTTGGCAGCAATATTGATTTGAAGTTAATGAAAAACAATATAAAAGCTAAATTGCAATGGCATCAATTAAGTAATGTTGGAGGCAGATATAATTCACGTTCCAATATTCCATTGAAATTAATTCACGATATATTAAAACGATGTGAGGACTATGTGTATTAAAGATAACTGAAAAGGATAAACCAATATGAATAAGTTTGGACAGAATTTTAACAATTATTCATTTGATGAATGTGAAACTATTATAAAAAAAATAATCGCAAAGGATTTTGAAGAAAAACGACATGAAGAAATTGCAAAATTATTTAAAATGTCTTTAGGCAACAAGGATGTTATTCCTGAAATTTGTATCCATAAAAGAAACATAAGATTTTCCTATAAAACAAAAGTGGCAATATTTGAGTATCAGGAACCAATATGCTTGACTGTTCAACGTGGATTATCGGATTCAAATTCATTGGCTAGATTCGTTAGCGATGTAACAAAAGAAATTGGCCGTTTATATGAAAAAGCAATATGCGACATAAGAAAGAGACAGATAAATGTATAGGATTATACGTGAAAGCGAAAAAATAAGACTACAACAAAGAATTGATCTATGTGGTGCCATTATTGGATTAATAGCTATGAGCATTTTGCTATTGATTTATTTATTGGTGATGTTGGTATATTTGATTAAATAATGTATGGGCGGTAAATAATGTGTAAAAAAGATGGCTTTTTTAATGTGTTGATGATATGTATGATTGTTTGGAGTTTTACATTGTTAATCGGAATGACAATTATTATGTTTAAACACATATTGAATGGGATTAGTTAAATTGTGTAAAGGATATGGGCGGTGAAATATCCGCCCTATCATAAGAGGTGAGTGGATAGAAAATGTTTAGACGATATGAGAAAAGGGTTAATGAAATTCAAGCTGTGCAATATAACGGCACTAACGTTATGGAAATAGTCGATTTTGTTGGTGATGTAATTGGTATTGATTGGTATGAAAACGCATCATTAGAAATCACAACAGATGATGGAAGAATCGAATGTTTTAAAGGTAATTATATTGTTAAAGATCATAAAGGTAAAATTAAAGTTCATGAGGTAAATGAATTCGAAACGACTTATAGAGAGGTAGAAAATTATGATTAGTGATGAACAGGGGAAGAAATGGCTATTGCAAAAACTATATGATGATGGGTGGAGATATTGTGCATGTCGGTATAATGGAGAGTTATATTTAACCAATGGAATGCCTATGGTGGATATGGAATCAGGTTATATAAATATTTACAGTTGTAATAAATTTGAATATGCTAATTGTTTAAAAAGTATATTTCCTAAAATGAAGGGAAACGAGGTTTTAAATATTGCAAGAGAATTAGGTTTTATTGATTGGTCGGAAGTACCAGTTGATACCCCTGTATTAGTTAGCCAAGATAAGGTGGTTTGGAAACCAAGATATTTTGCACGATATACAAATGGAGTTGTGAAAACTTGGTTGTGTGGATGCACATCATGGAGCGTTGATAGTGCCGATGACACGTGCATTTGGAAATATGCAAAACTAGCAGGTGATACCGATGAATGAAATGGTTATTATAAACATTCTACTGGCGATTTACCTTGTGGTTATTTTTAAAATGTCCTATTACTCTTATCGTGAAGCCGCTGCATTAAAACATTTTATGGTTTCTGATGCATATCGGATGCAATTGCAGAAAATTATTAGATCACAAATACGAGACATAGTGATATGTAGTATTCTGTTTGTTTTAAATATTGTTTGTGTGGTGGTCCTATGGTAGAACTTAGTAAAAAAGAATATCGTGAACTGGCATATGAATATCTACACGAGGCAAGTAAAGCAGCATTACGGATTAAGTCGTTAAAGCGTAATATCCAACGCATTAAAAACGATATCACGTCATTACGTGCCGTAAATTATGGTAAAGAACGAGTAGATGGCGGTGAACCATCTGGGATTGAAGATGATATTAACCGGCTACTTGATATGGAAATGAGATACAAACGTCAAATCCATGAACTACTTACCAAACGTGATGATGCTTGTCATATGATAGATTCGTTAACCAATACAGTTGGATCTATTATCCTCATGCAACAATATATCAATGGTATGTCTGCTAAAGGGGCTTATGCATTTGTTGGATATGGTGAATCACAAGGAAAAGAATATAAGAATTTGGCTCTTATTGAATTAGGTTATAAACTCCGCCTAAAATCGGCTTAAATCGGCTAATTCCGACCTTTTAAGTCCACTATATCTATGATATATTGTAAGTGGAAGAACATGAGTTTATCTCCTAAGCATTTAGAGTACCAAACGCAAAAAGGCGCATCTTAATTGATGTGCCTTTTTTGTTACCAAAAATAATTATGACACAAATACACTGCATCAAGCACAAATGCTTGAATAATAAAAATGGAATATGCACGGCCAATGAAATATTTTATGATGGCTTATGTCAATCCTATATTACGCATTCAAGTGCTAGTAGAAATTCATGCGGATTATGTGTAAGGAAAAAAGGGAAGATGATTCGCAAGGGCGGTAATACATTGAAGTGAGGTGATGATTCATTGCGAGTAAATAGAAAAAACTGGCTAACTGACCCAGATAATTTATTGCGTGCAGAAGGTTGGGCTCGTGATGGCCTTACTGATGAGCAAATAGCAAAAAATATAGGCATTTCGATTAGAACTTTATATGACTGGAAAAAGAGTTCGTCGCAGTTTCTGCAGTCCCTTAAAAGAGGGAAAGAAGTTATTGACCTTGAAGTCGAAAATGCATTGCATAAACGTGCTATAGGCTACGAATATGAAGAGAAAACATACGAGAATGGGAAACTCGTTAAAGTTGTAAAGAAACAGCAACCTCCAGATGTTACGGCTCAAATATTCTGGTTGAAAAACCGTAATCCTGAGAAATGGAGAGATACTAAAAATATCGATGTCAAAGGTGAGCTTACGGTGTCTGCTATGGATAAATTGAAAGCTGCACGGGAGAAGGCTAATGGAAAAACATGACGAGTTGTTTGAGGCATTAGGCGCTCTTACACATGATCCGTTAGCGTTTGTATATTTTGCCTATCCGTGGGGAGAGCCGGGGACGCCATTGGAAGATATGGAAGGGCCTGATGAATGGCAAATACAAATCTTAAAAGACATCGGTGAACAATTAAAGAAGGGCAAAGACCTACAAACCGCTATTCAAGAGGCGGTAGCATCTGGCCATGGTATCGGCAAATCAGCACTGATATCATGGCTTATTCATTTTGCAATATCTACTCATGAGAATACTCGTGGTGTAGTGACTGCTAATACAGAAGGTCAGCTCAGAACTAAAACATGGCCAGAACTTAGTAAATGGCACAATATGTTCATTGCTAAAGATTTATTTACATATACAGCCACAGCTATATTCAGTAGCGATAAAGACTACGAAAAGACATGGCGCATCGACGCCATTCCTTGGAGTAAGAATTCCCCTGAATCATTCGCTGGTCTACATAATCAAGGTAATCGGATATTGGTTCTATTTGATGAAGCCTCTGCTATTGATGATGTTATTTGGGAAGTAACTGAAGGGGCTCTTACAGATGCTAACACTGAAATCATTTGGTGTGCCTTTGGAAACCCTACTCGTAATAGTGGGCGGTTCCGTGAATGTTTTCGGAAGTATAGAAAGTTCTGGAATACATATCAGATTGATAGCCGGACAGTTAAGATATCTAACAAAGCTAAGATAGAAGAATGGTTAGAGGCTTACGGTGAGGATTCTGACTTCTTTAAAGTTCGTGTTCGAGGCGTGTTCCCTTCCGCATCAGATTTGCAGTTTATCTCTACTGAAATTGCTGACAAAGCACAAAAAAAATCTTATAAGCCGGGAGCATTTGACCACTTACCGGTAATCATTGGTGTGGATCCTGCGTGGACTGGTTCAGACTCCTTAGAAATAGTAATGCGGCAAGGCTACTATATGAAGTCTCTTGCCTCAATTCCTAAGAATGACGATGACTGGCGCATGGCTCAACTGATTGCTCAGTTCGAGGACGAATACAAAGCAGATGCCGTATTCATCGATATGGGATATGGTACAGGGATATATTCTATCGGTAAGCAATTAGGGCGCAAATGGCGATTGATTGAGTTTGGCGGTAAGAGTAATGATCCTGTATATCTCAATATGAGGGCGTATATGTGGGGACAGATGAAAGAATGGCTCCGTGAGGGCGGCTCTATTCCACCTAATGACCAAGCACTATATGATGATATCGTAGGACCTGAAGCGATCATTGATAAGAATGGTCGTATTCAGCTCGAAAGTAAAAAAGATATGAAAGAACGAGGCTTGCCATCACCAAATAAAGGGGATGCATTAGCCTTGACCTTTGCTGCGCGGGTCGTTAAAAAAAGCGAAACAGGCAATAGGATTGTAGCTAATACGAGTTACAATCCTTTTTAATTGTAGAAAGTGAGGGATAAAGATGTGTATGAAAGGTGCATCTGCTAACTATACACCACCTGCTCCGGCTCCGACTGTTCAAGCGAATATGAGCAATCAGACTGGTGAGGAAATGGCAGAAACTAAACGAAAATTCAAACGTGGCTTTGAATCTACTATTTTAGGACCAACTGGAAGTGGTCAAAAATCAATTTTAGGAGGCTAGCATGGCGGAAATGGAATCTTTACTAGCTAGACAACCTACAGAGGGTGTTAAGCCTGTTAAGCGTGATTATACGAAGTTGAGAAAGAAATTCTCTCAACTATTTAATGCGCAGCAACGATACGTAAATAAGTGGAAACAGTTGCGTGACTATCAGTTGCCGTTTATTGGTCAATTTGATAGTGAAGAGGACCAGTCTGAACCTTACAATGGTAAAATCCTAAACCCTGTAGCTTGGGAATCTTGTCAAATATTCGCTAGTGGTGTTATGAGCGGCTTAACGCCTCCGAGCCGTAAATGGTTTAAGCTAACCATGGAGAACATCGACGTAGCAGCTAATAGCCAAGTTGCTGAACTATTGGATGAACGTGAAGAAATCTTGTATGCGGTTCTTGCTAAATCCAATTTCTACAGCGTAGTTCATCAAATTTACATTGAATTGCCTATGGGGCAAGCGCCTATGGGAATATTTGCTGACTCCGAATCTGGTGTTCGTTTCACATCGTATCCGATTGGGACCTATGCCATTAGCACTAACAGCAAGGAAACCGTAAATATATTTGGTCGTAAATACAAAATGACAGTAGATCAGATTGTCGAACAGTTTGGGTATGATAACTGCCCAGATAACGTTAAGAATATTTACGACAATGGAAACAGTTTGCAGCAGTCATTCACAGTCAACTGGTTGGTTGAGCCTAACAAAGACCGTAAGGATAAATTAGGACGTCGCAATATGCCGTATTCCTCCATTTACTGGGTTGACGGCAGTAACAGTGATGAAGTGTTGTATCATGGTGGTTTTGAAGAATGGCCAATTCCCATTGCTCGACATACGTCGATGGACTTGAATGGTTACGGTAAGGGTGCCGCATGGTTTGCTCAACCAGATTCACAAATGCTGCAGAAGTTAGAATTTGACTATCTGACCGCCGTTGAATTGGGCGTTAAACCTCCTATGCAAGCACCATCTGATGTCATTAGTACGGTTAACTTGTATCCGGGTGGCATTACAGAGATTGAGGGTCAACATAAAGTTGAACCGATGTTTGCTGTGCAGTCTAATTTACAGGATATCCAGAATAAGATTGCAGTTACAGAGGATTCAATCAAGAGAGCCTATAGTGCTGATTTATTCTTGATGTTAGACCAAATCGACAAGGGCCAGATGACGGCTCGTGAAGTTATGGAACGTACTCAAGAAAAACTCCAACAATTAGGCCCTGTGGTTGAACGGCTGCTATCTGAATTCTTGAATCCAATTATCGAGCGTGTGTATGCGGTGTTAGATCGTGCCGGTGTATTCCCACCTGTTGATGATGAAGAGCTTTTAGACCAATTAAACGGCCAAGAGGTGAAGATTGAATATATCTCGCCACTAGCGCAAGCGCAAAAAATGAGTTCATTAGTTAATATTGAACAGTATTTTGCATTCATCATGAGTTTGGCACAGGCTAATCCTAACATCGTTAACAAGTTTAACTTTGAGGAAGCGGCCAATACATACGGTGTAAATCTCGGTGTTCCGGCTAAGATTATTCGCTCCGATGACGAATATCAAGAAATCTTAGCACAGCAAGCACAGGCACAGGCTGAACAGGAGCAGCAAATGCAGTTAATGCAAGCGGCTCAACTTGCTCCGGGAATGGCGCAAGCGGCCAAACAAGCAACAGACGCCGCCAATGATGGCAACCCTGCATTACAGCAGTGGCTAGGAATGGACGGTGTTTAGATGAAGACAATTAAAGATTATATGCAAGAGCGAGATATGCAAGCGCTTAACCACGTACTTAGCACAGAGCTGGGTAGGTGGTTTTTTTGTCGCCTGATGGATCGCTCGGGCATATTAAAGCAATCGTTTACTGGTAATTCAGAAACATATTTCAACGAAGGAAAGCGAAAGGTGGGGCTGCAATTCCATAGTGACCTAAATAAATTAGGCATTGATGGAGTTAAAAAGTACCATCAAGCGCAGCTCGAATATATCGGGCAACAAGAATATTTTAATAATTTAGTCGAAAAGGAGAAACAAAATGGCTGAAGAAAATATGGGAGCTAACAATAGCATGACTGGCAATGAACCGGGCGCGAATCCGGACCAAAATAATCCTACGCCACCTACTGAACCACCTGCTAAACCAGATGGCGAAGGTAGTAATCCATCTGTACTAGGCGGTGATAATACGCCACCTGCTGAACCAACGGTTTATGACTTCAAGGATGTATTTCCTGAAGGTACTGAACTTGATGAAACTGTATCTGCTGATTTTAGTAAGTTACTAAATCAAGTCGGAGCAACACAGGAACAGGCTGTTGAATTAGCTAAATTTGGCAGTCAATATGCACAAAATATCTTGACTGCTTATCAAGAGCAGCAAGAACAAGCAATTGTTGAAAAGCAACAAGCGGATTATGACCAAGCTAAACAGGAATTAGGTGGTAAATTCGATGAAACTGTAGCTCTTGCAGGTAAAGGCATTGAAGCACTAACTAAAGCGGTACCTGAATTACGTCAATTACTTGTTGATAGTCATATTGACAACAATATCAACATGATTAAGGTATTTGCTGCCGTTGGTGAAATGGTTCAGGAAGACCCGGGCGTGGGTAATTCTAAAGGCAGCCATGAAATTACAACCGAACAACAATTGGCTGAATCTATTTATAGTGATATGAAGAAATAAGGAGAAATTAAATGGCAATTGGAACATTAAATCCTACTCTACTTGATGTAGCGCAACGTGTAAAAGGTGATGGTCATCTTGATAAAATTGTTGAGATGATGAACCAAACTAATGAAGTTTTAACTGATATGACAATGCTTGAAGGGAATCTTCAAACTGGTAATATGACTACCATTCGTACTGGTTTGCCAAAGGCAACTTGGCGTTTATTTAACAGCGGTGTAAATCAAGATAAATCCAAAACAGCACAAATTACAGACGCCTGCGGTATGCTCGAGGCATATGCAGTTGTTGACCGTAAATTGGTAGATATTTCTAACAATGCTGCTGAATTCCGCTTACAAGAAGATCGTGCATTCTTGGAATCTATGAACCAAGAAATGGCATCTACTTTATTCTATGGTTCTAAAGCTGAGCCTGAAAAGTTTATTGGTTTATCTCCAAGATACAATGATAAAACTGCTCGTTCTGCAGAAAACCTTATTGATGCAGGTGGTACCGGAAATCAATTAACATCCATTTGGCTTTGCGTATGGGGTCCTAACACTATGTATGGTTTCTTCCCTAAAGGTGGCAAGGCTGGCTTTAATATTGACCCAGATGGTGTAGTTGATGCACTTGATAGCGATGGTAGAAAGTACAAAGCATACCAAACTCATTATTCTTGGGACTTGGGCTTAACAGTACGGGACTGGCGCTACGCAGTTCGTATTGCGAACATTGATGTATCTAAACTTACAAAAGATGCATCTGCAGGCGCTGACCTTATCAACTTGATGATTGATGCGGAAGAAAAAATCCCTAACCTTGGTATGGGTCGTCCAGTATGGTACATGAACAAAACTGTTCGTGGTTTCTTACGTAAGCAACTTAACAAAGGACATCAATATCAAACTGCAGCAGGTCAAGAACCGGGCAAAATCGTCGTTGATTTTAACGGCATTCCAGTACGTCGAACTGATGCATTAATCATTGGCGAACAACAAGTTAAATAATAGGGGGTAACCAAACTATGATGATTGATAAAGAAAATGTATTCTTTTGGAAAAAAGCTATCACGGCAAATACAAACTCTGATGTTGTAATGAATGGTGAAGGGGGCGACGCAGTTGTCGCTCCTTGGATGGTTATTCGTGTTGATGCGGATGTAACCGGTACAGGTTTATTCAATGTCTATACTTCTGATAAGGAAAATATGGCAGATGCCAAGTTGTTAACCGGTATTACGTTCCCACAAAATGCAAAAGCTGGTGAAGAACGTGTAATGCGTATTCCAGCTGGTGCGAAAAAGTTTATTAGAATCAATGCTAATAATATGACTGCGGGTACTATTACCGCATTCCTCACATTTGATACGAATATTGCTCAATAAGGTGGTGTAATTATGTTAGTAACAACTAAACAAAAAATGTATCTAACAATGCATGGCCTTGTTGATAAAGGCGAAACAATTGACATTCCAGAAGATGTGATCAATGATTTCGGAAAAGATTGTTTTGAATTTGTAGGAAACGTAAAGCCTACTGAAACAGAACCGGGTGACAAAAATCCACCAGATGAAAATACTGAAGGTGACAATACAGGCAATGAAAATCCACCAGATGAAAATACTGGCAATGAAAAGCCTAAGAAAACAAGCAAAAAGAAAACCGATACTACGGAAGAATAAGTGACAATATGAGGGGTGCTTATGCATCCCTCTATTACCATATAGGGGGAAATATGACACCTACTGATATCTGCAATCAAGCACTTGCATTAATTAATGCAGGACTGCTTTATTCATTTGAAGAAGAAACTGAGCAAGGCCGCCAATGCCGTATGCAATATGACCCAACTAGACAGTTGGTATTGCGACAATTCGAATGGAATTTTGCTCGCAAAAATGAAAGATTGGTACTATCTGCCCATAAAGTGAGCGGGTGGAATTATGTATATGCGTACCCTGAAAAGTGTATCCGCATTTTAGGTGTTATTCCACAAGGCGATCGCTTCCATGCGGAATCGCAACCGGAATACAACATATTTAATATTGGAAATAACAAAAAATGCATAGTGAGCGATGTGCCACTAGCATTCATTGATTATATATATGACGTGACTGACTTAGATGTTTGGGATTCAATATCCTTGTATATGTTGCAATGTAAATTGGCTAGTGCATTAGCTATGCCACTGACTGGTGATAGAGGATTGTTTGACCAAGCATACAAATTGTATCAAGCGGCAGTTCAAGAGGCAAAAGGTATGAACGCCAAGGAACGTAAGCAAGATACAGTTTATATATCTAGCTATGTGAAAGCGAGGGATTGGTAATGGGTAATCCTATCTATATCTCACAATTAGCATTTACAACTGGCGAGGTATCGCCAGATGTATCGAGTCGCTTTGACTTAGAGCAATATAAAAGCGCCTTACTGGAAGCAGAGAACGTGGTTATTCGTCCATATGGAGCCGTTGCTAAACGGCAAGGCAGCCAATATGTAGGGCAAGTTAAATATAGTGACAAGCCAACACGGCTATTTGAATTTACTACAAACACTAATAATTCATTCATGCTCGAGTTTGGCGACAAATATATTCGTGTGTGGAACTACGGAATTTATACCGGTATTGAAGTTACGACTCCTTTCACTAGCGATATATTGTTTGATTTGAATTGTAGCCAATCTGGTGATGTTATGTTTATTTGTAGTGGGAAATATCCAATACAGATATTATCACGATACAGCGACACAGACTGGAGACTCGAAGCCTACAAGTTAACTGAACAGCCGTATGACACAATTAATACAGATGTTAACTCTACCGTAACGGTAACAGGTGATACAGTACAATCTAGTACGAACATGTTCAATGCCGATATGGTGGGCATGGTAATGCAACTTGGGTATTTTGTATCTGCTGTTCATACTAAAAGTACTGGTACAGTTGTTGAAAAAAAAGAAAAACGAACACATTTTAGTGGTGTTCATAAGTGGAATGAATACAATAACATTAATTACAATGTAGAATCCTACTCCACAGACCAAGACCTAGCTTGGAAATTTACAACGCATGGGACATGGACTGGTACCGTTAAACTTCAAATTACCACAAATAATGGGACGACTTGGAAAGATTACCGTACATACTCCTCTAACAATGACTATAACGTAACAGATGCAGGAAAAATTGAACCAAATGCAAAGCTACGTATTCAATCAGACATTAAAAGCGGTGAATGTAATGTTGACCTTTCAATTCTTCCATACACTACATGGGGTATTATCGAATTTAAAGAATTCGTAGATGCTAAAACAATGAAGATTAATATCTTGAATGGTATTGTTGAAAACGAGGCTACTTCTAAATGGAAGATGGGCAGTTGGGGCCGTAGCAACGGTTATCCTAAATTGTGTACGTTTTATCAAGACCGCTTTGTAGTGGCTGCTACAAATAAGAACCCTAATTATATTTGGATGAGCCGGACTGGCGACTATCCAAACTTTGGTGTTGAAAAGGTTGAAGGTACTATCACAGATGATAGCTCAATTACCTTACCGGTGATTAATCGCAAAATGTACGAAATTCGTCATCTTGTACCAGCTAATGATCTAATCATTCTTACAAGCGGTAATGAATGGATTGTAAGTGGTGATAAGACTATTACTCCTACCAACTGTAATCTAAAAACACAAACCCAACGAGGGGCCTTATCATGTGAACCACAATTCATAGGTAATCGATGCGTGTTCGTTCAAGAACGTGGCGGCACTGTTCGTGATATGGGTTACTCTTATGAGTCTGATAACTATACAGGGCAAGATTTAACGCTATTTGTTAAGACTCGTGTTAGAGGGTATCTAACTATCACCAGTGCTTATGCACAAGACCCGGACAGCATTATTTATTACATCAGAAATGATGGGGAGATTAATTGCTTGACCTATATACCTGAACAAAAGGTGTATGGGTGGTCGCACTTTGTTACTAATGGTAAATATTTATATTGTGAATCCGTGTCTGAGGGCGAACAGGATAGTTTATATACACTTGTAGAGCGCACATTACAAGGCAAAAAGGTGAAATGCATCGAGCGTATGGTGCCACTGTATTCTGATGATGTAAATGTATTTCTTGATTGCTATGTCGAATTTAAGTCGAGTAATGCAATTGATAGTATTAACATTCCTCATTTGAGTGGTCAAACTGTACAAGTTGTAATTGATGGTAAGCAACAACCAGATGCGGTTGTGCCAGATGATGGCTTATTACAATTAAACGTCAGTGGTAGCAATATCAAAATCGGATTACCATTTACCTCTAAAATTCGTGTTCCATCAGTGGAAATGCAAATGCAAGACGGTACTTTACAAGGCCGAGTTGCTACGGTATCAAGAGTGGTATTGCGAGTTTATAAATCGTTTGGCGGTAAAGTTGGCCGTACATTTGACAGAATGGATGATATTACATTACCACCGAATGAACTATTTACTGGCGACAAGCCTGTAATTTTACCTAAAATGGGTACGAACTATTCAACAGATACATCGATATGTATTCAGCATAGTGATCCGTTCCCATTTAATTTATTATCGATAACTCGCATAGTTGAAATTGGCGGAGGACTAAGAGATGTACCGGGACTTTAAAATTGACGAAATTGAGCCTATACGGCGAGATAAATTAATTCATGACCTAGAAGTCAACCTAAGGGCAATAGATGCCATAGAAGTCAAAGAGGTGAATCGTTTATACCCCTTCAAGGATTTCTGTTCTGAGATTTGTAAATCTGATTATGATAGCCATGTCGTCGTAGAAGACGATATGGCTATTTGCGTATACGGGATTGCAAAAGAACCAGTTAACGGAATGTATGGAATTTATTTTCTAGGTAATAAAGTATTAGAAAACGATATGCGATGGCAGATGCGTTTTATCAAGTTAAGTAATCAAGTTATTGCTGAATGGTTAGAAACTCGTGAATGGCTATTCAATTATGTTCACACAACTAACATTAAAACGAAACGATGGCTCGAATCGATTGGGGCCGTTATTCATCCAACTGTAAAAGTTGGAGATTTAGAATTATTCACTCTCAAGAAGGAGGACTTCATATGTGCTTACCCGCAGCGGCAATCTTAACCGCAGTCAGCACCGGCATAGGGATGATTGCGCAAAATCAACAAACAAAAGCGCAAGTTTCGATGTACAACGCTCAAGCACAAGCTGCAGAAGCTAACAAGCGAATATCAGACAGAAAGCAAGAGCAAATTGCCATGCAACAATTACAAGAGCGTGACAAGATGGATAATCGTATGCGTCTTATATCCGGCACGAATGCGGCAGAAGCAGGGGCCGGTGGGTTGCAAATGGCAGGGTCCCCATTACAGTTAATGGCATCTAGTTATGATGAATATAACAAAGATGTGTATAACTGGGAACAGAATAAAAACAATGCTATTTACAACGAATATTTGAATGGTATGAACTATCAGAATGAAGCTAATGCTGCACGTGCTTCCGCTAAGAATGCTCGACGTCAAGGCAATTTAGCAATGGTAGGCAGTATTCTTGGCGCCGCATCATCTATGTATAGTCTCAAACAGCAATATGCAGGTGGCAAGATGAAGACTACATATGGTGGTGACCTTGTAGGGTATACAGATAGGGGGCCGGTAGTGACTGTTAAACGTGACTATAGAATGAGGTAGGATATGAAATTAGTTAATTATGATCCCACTCAAAAATTGAATACAATCCAAGGTGGCACACAAGCTAGCGGGAATGAAATGGCATATGGCGGTAATCAACAAGGATTGTCAAATTTAGGCAAAGCGATTGGTGATTTAGGTTCGACTATGCTACAAATCCAAAAACAAAAAGAATTGGTAGATGTAGTAAATGCGGCTAATGAATATACAGAAGCCATGAATCAGGCTATGTATGACCCTGAAAATGGTCTTATGAACCGTAAAGGGGAAAATGCGTTAAATATTCCTACTGATTATAGCGAGATTGAATCTGTCAAACGAAATGGAATTCTTAGAAAATATCATTTTAAGATGACAGATTCGATTAATGCATTTAACAAAATTGTCGATAATGACAGGGTAAACACGATTAATACAATTAATCGATATGTTCGTGGACAATATGAAGATAGCGCCATGAAGGCATTGAATATGAATATTCAAAATATTGCTAATAATGGTGTTGTAAATAGCAATCCGGATTCATTTGGACAAACTATGCAACAAATAAGTGGTAGTGTTCATGCTCAACTTGCTAATCTTGGATATGATGATAATACGATTAATTTACAAGTTAAAAAGGCACAGCAAGATACTGCAGTAACCATGATTGAAAAGAAAATCTCTGATGATGATTTAGACGGCGCAAATAAGATGATTAATGCCGTTGCCGAATCTGGATTGATTGATGAGAAGGAAATCATGGGATATCGGCAAAAGGTACGTAAAGCCAGTATGGTATTGGCGACCGGTAATGAAAAGACGATTCGTGATGTCATTGGCGAATTTGATCCATATGATCCGGACCTTTTAAATAAAGTTACCAATAAATTATTTGAAAGTGGATTTGGTAAGGTAGCCGGTAGTACTGGCGAAGCAACTGTCGAAAATTTAAAAGCAGCCGTAATGGGTCAAGAAAGCGGCGGCGATGCTGGTGCAGTTAATGGTCGAACAGGTGCATATGGGTTATTCCAAATTTTACCAAGTAATTGGCCACAATGGAGTGAACAAGCGGGCATCCCCGGTGCTGATATGTCTGACCCGGAAGCGCAAAAAAAGGTTGCTGCATTTAAGTTAGGTGAGTATGCACAGAAATACGGGGTCGAAGGCGCCTTTGCTGCATGGTATGCGGGGCCTGTGAATGGGCAACGTTGGAAGGACGGCGCACCAGATGCCATTGATAGTGATGGCAATCATTATTCGTGGGATGCACCACAAGGAAACGGTGATGAACCAAGTGTTCGCCAATATATACAAGAGGTTAAATCACGGCTATTTAATGGGCAAGCTCAAGCGGAAACTCCCGCACAGGCTCAACAGCGTAAAGAAATGATTCAACGTAATGTTGCTACGCAATTACAACAAATTGCACATAGTCGTGCTGTGGCATTAGAAAATCAAAAAGCTGAGGTAGAACAAATGGTTGCTGCTGATGCTAAAAACGGCGGAACCGATATAACGGCGTTAAAGATTCGACAAGATTATGCTGCTACTCATCCTGAATATGCAAGAGCTATGCAAGGGCAATTGAATCAAGCGCAAATAGCAGTTAATAAAGCGGCAGCAAAAGCATCACAGGCTAAAGAGGTAAATGTACTAGGCGTGAAAACAGCTATTGCTAACGGTCAATTTAAAAGCATTGATGACCTAAATGATTTTATCGGTCAAATGGGCGTATATTTTAACCCTCAACAATTATCGCAAATTAATAAGGAATTTGATGAGTACGCTAATGGTACCGGCAAATACTCTCCTAATATGAAAGGTATGAAAAGTAGCATAGAAAGCCTAGCCGGTAGGAAGATTGATGGTGTTGAATGGCAAGGCGTATCTGCTGCTGTATATCCAAAGGTTCAAGAGTTCAGAGAAAAGAACGGATACGATCCGTCACCTGCACAAATGGCGCAATGGGGCGCAGAAGAAGTGGCACAACAGGCAATTGCATCCACTAAAACAGGTGAGTTCTGGGGTGCGGGGAAAATGGCAAATTTCTTTGGCGGTAAAGGTTCTGCCGTTAAATATACAAATGCTCAATTGGCTGCTAACGGTATGTATGGGCTATACAATACTACAGGCGATGATGGACAACCTTATTATGTTTATAAAGATAGTAGCGGAGATACACATACAATTACACCGGAAGAATTGGCAGAAAGGTTAGGTCAATAATGGGTAACTATAAAATTACACCTGAACAAGCGACGAATGGCACCTTCGGTATTCAGTCTAAAGCGCATACACAGTTTGAAGGTGCAGTACAACAAGAAACCACAGATAATTCGTATGGTAAAGCCATAAGTAATGCTGCTAGTGGATTCAAAAACTGGTTACATAAAGACCCGTCACAAGCTACAGTAGATACTAATAGCTTAAATGCATTGACACAAACAGACGTAACACCTGAGCAAAGTGAAAACTTTGTAAATAAGGCTAGTGAAATATTACAACCGGCCATGCATCGGGCCGAACAAATCTATCTGTGGAACAAAGAAGATTGGAGCCAGTCTGCTATTAATAGCGGTGATAAGCTAGGCATTAATCCAGATTTAATTATGGCAAGTGGACAAGAAGGCATCAGACGTGCTGAATTGGCTGCTGCACAATTGGATAGAGGTAAAACGATTCAAGAAATCCGTGATATGTATCCAGAACTTAATACTATAAACTATAAAAGTTCTGCCGAAGCTATTACTGCATTGCGTAATCTCGAATCCATCAATAATACACATGGGGTGTTTGATGCCGTACAACAAAATGTGTGGTCGATGAATGACCAAATATTGCGTGCACAAGCCGGTTATAAGTTATCTCAAGAAAACGATCCTAATAAGATTGCTGAATTAACAGCTGAAATTGATCGTTTAGATAATAATTTATCAAAATATAGACAATCCGATGGCAGTAGTATTTTAGAAGCTGTGATTGGAGAAACTGCAGCGCAAGGGTATATGATGGCTGTACATGCTATCAAAGGGTCAAATCGTGCTGCAGAAGGTATGGCGTTAGGTGCAGCTACTGGTGCTGCTGCTACTGCGCCAGCAGGGGGCGAGGGTGCTATTCCGGGTGCATTAGTTGGCTTGAATACTGGCATACAAGTAGGTATGGCAGAACAAATGTATCAAATGTCATTTGGCAATAAATATCTTGAATTAATCAATAAAAGAGACAGTAACGGCAATCGTATATATTCTGATGACGAAGCAAAAAAATACGCCATGTCATTTGCCGCAGTTGATGCGGGGATTGAATTTGTGGCGACTCGTGCTATTGGTAAAGCAGCATCTAAAATCGCTCCTAAGTCCGCACTTGCCAATGCAGTTTCAAGAGGGACTACTAATGCAGCTGAGACATTTAATCGTGGTATTGGTGTTACTGCTGCACAGGTGGCCAAGAGTTCTATTAAGGCTGGTGCTCCAGAACTATTTGAAGAGGGCCTGCAAGATGTCAATGAAAAATTACAGCATAACTTATGGCGCAAATCGAATGATCCGGAGGGAAATTATTCCGTAGGCGATATGTTCGTCGGTGCCGGTGAGGCTATGTGGCAAGCATTGCCAGCGGTAGTTGGTTTCGGTGTAATCGGTGGCGGCATCAGTGGTGCTCGTACCATGAAAGCCTTTAAAGATTTTCAAAAGTTATCTCCTGAAGAACAGCACATAGCTGTTATGGAAGAACAAAACCGTAATGGACATGTTATCATGCAGAACCTTAAAAACGATGCTGCGGCTAATAATTTGGCAAAAGAAAACCCTGAGTTGTACGGAAAAATTGTGCAAGCTCAAGGCGATAATATAGGCGTGTCTACGGCCTATATAAATGTCAATGAAATGGCTGAAACTGCAGAAGGTCAAGCGGCTATCCGTAATATGGTGGATGCAGGACTTACTACACAAGAGGAAGTATCCAAAGCAATTACGGCTGATGCTCCGATTGAAATTCCAATTGGTTCATATGCACAATTAAGCGGTGGCTTATCTGAAGAAACAGTTAAAGCATTAGAAGAATCTTCTTACTTTACACGTGGCGGTCTTTCTATGAAAACGCTTGAACGTGCAAAAGAAGAAGTCCATGTTATGAAAGACCTTGTTAAAGATGATACTGAAAAACGTGCAGAGCGTGTTAAGAATGATATTATTCGTTCCTACTTTGATGAAACATCCGATGTAGACAAAGAAATGCTTGATGTGGTTCTTGCTGATCCAACACACATTAAACAAACATTTAACAATGTGTATAAGGAATTAACCGAGCAATACAGGGAACAATATACAAGCGATTTTGATGCTATGGATACAGATTTAGAAACCGCACGTACTAGCGGTGTAAATCCTACATGGTTAGGCGAAAACAAGCCACCACGTTCCAATTCAGAGCGTAGACGAATGGCGTATCAATCTAGCCTTGCTCGTACGCAAAGTGCATTAGCAGATAATCCAGAAGCACTTAATCAAGCGGGTGCCCATTATGCTGATATGGAACATACACTTAAACAGATTGAGTCGCTAGAATCTATGCGAGATACATTATTTGAATTGGCAGATAATGATATCGCTTTACGTATGCAACTATCTAAATCTGGTTATGAAGTGTATCAATCACTTAAATCCATAATGAGTGATGAAACTGTAGACCGTAAACAACGTGATACGGCGGAAGCTAATGCCTTACTCATGGCACAACATGCTGATGTTATGGCAGATATTATGCGACGTGCAGGACGTGGTAACTATACGGCCATGGATTATTTCAATACTGTTCGTGTACAAATGAACGGCGGTGCATATAATAATGGGTATGCACAACCATTACAAATGCAGCAAAAAATAGAAACGGATATAAAGAATTGGGGACAAGTTGTTGATGATCAATTGAACGGAAAACAAATTAATCGAACCGTTCAAATAATGGATTCTCCACTCGTATTACAAATGTTAGGACTTGATGGCGCTGTCATGATTGATCCGAGCATAATTCATAAAGTAATTACTGGGAAACACGCTAATCAAATATCAATTGATGACATTAAATTATTGCCTAAAAAAATAGCTAATCCAGTTGCTGTATTTAAGAATTATAATGGTCGTTTACAAAAAGCAGTTCCTGATGAAGCAATTCTTGTATTAGATATGTATGCTAAAAACGGCAACCCAAATATAAATGCAAGCGGTGAGAACATCCAAGTTGTCGTTACATTTACTAAAACTGCTAATGGAACAAACATAAATAAAATTAAAACCATTACTCCAAGACGTAATATCAATTGGTATAATCAACAAATCGCAAATGGCAACTTGTTATATGCGAATACAAAAAAAATAAACCGTCTAGTAACGGGCAGCAGGCAACAAATGGCCCAACCGGTTACTAAACAGTTTATTATTAACAATAGTATACCAAACGAAACAGATTTAGACAAGTTCCGAAAACAATATAATTATCAATACTATCAAGCTGCATGGCATGGTTCACCATACAATTTTGATACATTCGATTTAGGCAAGGTTGGAGAAGGTTACGGCGCACAAGTTCATGGATGGGGGTTATATTTTGCTGAAAATGAACAAGTCGCAGATATCTATAAAAATCTAAAAGGTAATAGGATTTCAGATATAAAAATTGGCGATGATATATATAGGATAAAAAAAGATGTGTTAATTAATATGAAAACACGTGATGAAATACATGATTTTGATAACGATGCATATTTCTTACGTGAGGTATTTGAAACCTATGAAGGTGATGTAGAAGATGTAAAAAAACAAATACAAAAAGAATTAGATGATGATTACGATGCAGATTTAGATAGAGCATTAAAATTACTCAACAGAAAAGATGTACAAGTAAAAGTAAATAACGTAAAACCTACTAAATTTAAAGTTGAAATACCTGATGAACATACTTTGATTAGTGAGACTGACCAATTTGACAGACAATCAGAGCTTGTCCAAAAAGGTTTGAAAGCTATATTTGAGGAACAACATCCCGGTAAAACATTTAAAGATGTTTATTATGAAGACAATCCTAGAGCTTATGATATGATTGTTGATTTACAAAAAGGATACCCTAAAGACTTTGCATTACGTGCCAACAAAGAGGGAATTGAAGGGATAGAATTTAATACACCACAAACAGGTGTGGCATATGTTATTTTTAATGACAAAGCAATACAAGTCATAGAAAAATACAATCAATCTATCAATGGTATGACGCAAATTAATAGTCCTACTGATCGTCTTATTCAAATCTTCAAAACAGCTGACCGGTCAACATTTCTCCATGAAATGGGTCACGTATTCTTTGACGACATTAAGAACCTAGCTGAAATGGAAAATGCTCCAGAGCAACTTGTAACAGATTGGAACAAGTTGAAAGAGTGGGCTGAATGGGATGATGCGCAAGGTGCTGACAATACAAAGGCACATGAAAAGTTTGCTCGTGGATGGGAAGCATACCTTCGTGAAGGTAATGCACCTACAAAAGGATTACAACGTGTATTCCGTATGTTCTCGAAATGGTTAACTCGTATCTATCGTGCGGTGACACGACTAGGCGGATTGCCACCTAAGGAAATTCAAGACATTATGGCACGTATGATCGCCACTCAAGAAGATATAGACGCCTACACAAAAGAGCAGGCCCTTGAACAATTTGAATCTAGCAAGTTATTTAAACAGCTCGATGAAGCTGAACAAGCAAAGGTTCAAGGCCATATTGCCGACGTCGGGGAAATGGCGAAAGAGCGTGTCATGAAGCGGTATATGAAAGAATTAGAAAGTCGTCCAATCAAAGAATGGAACGATGAAAAAGATTCTATTCAAGCCGATATCGAAAAGCGTTTAATGGAACAATATCCTATCTACAAAGACCATCAACGATATAACGCATTTGGTAAGGATGCATTAATCAATACTCGATACGGTACGCTAAAAGAATTAGAAGCCGCTGAACGTGAGCAGACAGGATTCACGTTTGACGAAGCTATTAATCAGGCTATGGAATCTGCCAAACAGACATTCATTGAAGATAATCACATTGGCAAATCTAATATAGAAATTGCTGAAGAATGGTTACTATCTTCTGATGGTCAAATGAAACTTACTGAAGAGGAAGCTAAAATCATCAAATCGCAAACCAATCGTGACCTTGCGAAGAACTGGGAACTACTCGATAAGTTAAATCGACTTGACGCTAATTCAGAAACAATCGAATCTGATTTAGAAATAATCGAAAAAGAGTTAACAAAAGAGCAAAAACTTCGTAAAGAAAAAGCAAAGGTTGATAAAGAGCTTGGATCTGTTTCTAAAGAGTTGGATAAAGCTAATGATGAAATCGAGCGCCTAAAAGAACAACAAAAAGAGTTACAGGAACAAACAAGTAAAAATCAAGCTGAACTTAAAGATGAGAAGAATGAGTTAAGTAAACGTCTGACAATTGTTACTAATCGACTTGATAGGATAATCGAACAAAAAGAGCGATTAGAAGAGCGTATGTTAATGAGATTAGACAATCAGTCATTAAGCTCACAAGAACGTATCGAACAATTAAAAGACTTACTGCAAGACCGCATTAATAATGTACGTGCCATTCGTGATAGTGGTGTAGGTGTGATAAGCGATTATATGAATCGTGCTAGACAGGAATTAGGCGATTTGACCTTATCCCAAGCTAGTCAATATAAGAAATATCAAAACCAAGCCATTCGTGAAGGTAAGCGTGCTGATAGGGCCTTGGCAGTTAATAAACTGGAAGAGGCACTGCAAGCTAAACAATTACAACTTCTAAATCAAGCAAGGGCTCGTGTTGCGTTTGACAATGCGCTCCGTATTAAGAAGTTAAGAACTAAGTTATTTGATAATCTAAATAGAATGACACGACCTAAGAATCCTATTGCTATTGAGCCTAACATGCGTTACTTCTACGCACACATGGCATATCAAATGGGGTTAACTAAATATGATGGGTTAGAACCAGTAGATGGTTTTGATATGAATGCGGTAATTAATGCATTAGATCCTGATGCGGATTTACTAAATGTAGAAACATCATTTAGATTTGATAATTGGATTATTCAAATATTTAATAGTGAAGTGCCGTTAGCATTCAAAAATCTAACTGTATCACAATTAAATTCCTTAGAAGAATTAATGACGGGGATTTATAAAAGTGGTAAACGTGATTATGATGGGGTTAGTTTAAAAAATAATAAAGGCGATATGGTTTCATCTACTGATGCAGCATTAGACATACTAACCACTGCAAGTAATATTTTTGGCAAAATTACTGAAAGTACAATTAATAAAGAGAATAATAAAAACTTTTTAGATGCTACGCTTGGTAAATTTGCTAATGGGATGTTGGAATTAACTCAAATGAAAACAATCCTTAGACGTCTTGATGGCGGTAAAGGTGGGCCGGCTGAAACTTATATCTACGATACAATTAATCGAGCAAAGCAACAATTTAATGAACGGATTGAATTGGCTACTCTCCGTATGGCAAAAGATATTGCAATATATTCTAAACGAGAATTAAATGATATTCGAAATATTAGAGGATATCAGGTTGGTGATTTATATGGATTAACTAAGGAAAAAGTAATTGTACTAGCACTCAATTGGGGGACACAAAACAATCGACAACGAGCTATGGCTACTGCTAATTGTAATGAAGTAGAAATGGAACGCTTATTTCAAGAAGTATTAAATGATAAAGACTGGGAATTTATCATTAAGACATGGGATCATATTAATTCATTCTATAAGGAACGTAGCAAAGTTCAAGAAGAGTTATATGGGAATCCATTAAAAAAGGAAGAAGGTATTACATTCTCTATTGGTGGTAGGACTATTGATGGTCAGTATTATCCAATTGTGTATGACCCTAAAACAAGTAGTAAATCAAGTAATCAACAAGTAGAAGATGTTGCAATGCAAATGATGAGCAGCAATGCCGTATTTGGATTTGGTATGAGCGCAACAAAATCAAGAATGAATGTTGTACAAGGTAAGCAATTATTGTTAGATTTTGACGTTATTCCTAAAGCACTTACTGAGGCTGTTAATCATATAACAATGCGTCAACCTGTAATTGATGTCAATCGATTATTATCTAATAAAGAGTTGGCTGATTACATAACAAATAAGTTCGGTAGTGATACATATCAATACATGAAACAGTGGGTTCGTGATCAATGGGCATCCGAAGTATCTCGACTAAGTGAATTAGATAACTGGATTTCGATATTAAAACGTAATGCGGGTGCTGCCGTCATGGCCGGAAACTTAAATGTATCCATCCAAAATATTGCCAATCTCCCTGTTGCAATTCAAAAACATGGCGCCTCAATTGTATTCCGGGCTATCAGAAATGCAGGCCTAGGAATATATGGAAAGGGTACAAGGAAAAATATAGAAACAAGAGAATTTGTATTTGGCAAATCATTTATGATGCGTGAGCGAGTTCAAACGCTAGATAAAGATATGCGTAAAGGCTTATCAATTGGTGGTAAGGGATTATCAGTCAAAGGTGTTCAAGTAGGTGGATATAAATTAGAACAAGCTATTGACATTAAAGATACTATAAACAATTTTGGCTATAGTATTATTGCTGAAACAGATTTAATGTTATCTATACCACTATGGAAAGAAATTTATGATGTTGAATTAAGTAAATTAATAGAAACAGAAGGCGTTTCTGTTGAGTGGGCTGACCAAAGGGCTATTGAAAAAGCAGATAAAGCTATTATAGATGTATTTGGTACAGGCGATGTGAAAGACCAAGCAGCTATTCAACGTCGTAAAGGCTCCTTTGCTAATTTTGTAACAGCGTTTTACACCTATGCAAATACACTGTGGAACATGCAATTAGATGCCTTTTATGCATTAAAAGATAGAGGCGATTGGCAACAATTTATTAGTGTTTTACTTTGGGATTTAATGATGCAAGCAGTTATTAATATGGTTTTAAAAGCCATTACTAATGGTGATGATGACGATCCTGAGAAAATGGCCAAATCTTTTGTATCTGAATTTGTATCTCAATCTACAATGGGTATTCCTCTTGTTCGTGATGCAATCAGTAACGCAATGAGATTTATCATGGGTGAACGTGGGTTTACAAGAGGTAATGGCCCGTTGGCATACAGCATTATAGATAAGTTAGAAGACGTTTATACAAGCATTAATAGTAATAAGCGTGATTTTACTGATGTAGGAAGAGCCGTTGGACAAGTCACTAATCGTATTATCGGATTTAGTGATACGGCTAGCGATGCTATATTTACATTAGCCAAATACGGATTAACAGATATTGATGCAGAACTTGAAGACTTGCTATTTTCTGTAATGTTTAATAAACGACTTAAGTCTAAAAAAGAAAAGAAAAAGAAACAGTAAAAGTAAGGACTACCTAATTGTAGGTAGTCCTCTTTATATGTAACAAAGAAAGGCGGGATATTGTGATTCCACAAGTCAACAATCCAGTTGTTCAATACCAATGTGATGGAGTGAATAAGGTCTTTATTTGGCCATATGATTTTAACGACATTAAAGACGTTTCAATTATTCTAGTAGATAGTGATGGTAAACAATTTAAGCAAACAGGAAATATTACATATGATGCAAAAAATAAAACGTTGACATATCCAAGTACTGGCGATCCATTATCGGCTGATTACAAAGTTATATTGTTTAGACAAACACCAATTTCACAAACAACAGAACTTGCTAATAAATGGCCGTATAACCATATTGAAAATATGAGCGATAAGGTTATTTTGATTCTACAAGAATTAAAAGAGCAATTAGATCGCACATTGCAAATTCGTGTAGGCGCTGATGAAGATCCAAATCAAGTTGCACGTGATATAGTCGATAATTCCATTGAGGCGGCTAAAAAAGCAATTGCAGCTGCATTAACTGCAGAGACTAAGGCAAATGAAGTGCAAGATAATGCAACAAAGCTAACAGCTATTAACGACAATATTAATGTATTATCTCAAACGGTGGATGATAAATTAGCGACTGCAAATACAGCTCTTATCCAAAGTGCTGATACATTTGAGAAAACCCAAGTACTTGCAGATAATACGAAAGCATATGCTGCGCAGGCAGAATCGAATAAGAAACAAATTAATGATTTAATATCTAAAGCAGACACGATTAAATCAGACATCGATAATAAACAAATCGCAAGTACAGGTAATGCTAAAAAGGCGGAAGATGCTGCCAAGCGTGCTGAAATAGCAGCATCGAAAGCCGAGGAAATAGCCGTTCCCGGCGGTAAATGGATTGTAACTAAAACAGAAGCTGATGCTAAATACATTGGAAAAGAATCACTAAATGGTATTGTGTCGGTTAAAGACTTTGGTGCAGTTGGTGATGGTGTAGCAGATGATACGGCTGCATTTAAACGAGCTAATGATAATCTAAAGAATAAAATCTTATTAGTGCCAAATGGGCAATATAAACTGACTGAACATTTAACTTTTAATACAGTAGGTTCTGTCATGGATATGGGTGTATATACCAACATCAAGCCGTATTATCCTACAGAAACACCAATGTTAAAAGGCGCATCCAATATAGCATTCGTGAAAAACATTACATATGATGCGGAAGTGAATCAGTGCCAAGGGTTTACTTACAATTCCAAAAAGAATGTATTTGTACTGGCTTGTATCAATGGTGAGGGTACTAATCAAATTCTTTATGAACTCAATCCTGACACCTTTGAAAAAGTAGGTACCTATAAATTTACGGATTCTGAGCGCCTAGGGCATTGTAATACGATGACGTACAATCGCTTTACCAATAAGATTTACATCGCAAATGGGCTAAAAAACGGAAATAATATAACTGTTATTAATGCAGATACTATGGCAATCGAAAACACTGTCACATTGCAAGAAAAAGTATTCAACATTGATTATGATCCAATTACAAGGACTTATGTTTCCATTGTCCCTATCGCAGGCAATCAACGAGTTCGGACAATCAATCTATACAATGATGACTTTAAAAAGCTCAAGACTTATCAAGTAGATTATATCTATCCAGATATGAACAACAACGGAGCATTCATGCTAAATGGTGCTATTATGTCAGCAACACTAGGAAGTCTTGTTGAATGTACTCCGTTTGGAACAGTCAAACAGATTATTGAAATCAATCGTGAAACGGAAATCGAAGATATCGCTTATTATAATGGCAAGTTCTATTTTGCTGTGCTTACTCAAAAGCCTAACAAACGTCACCAAGTTGATATTTATGTAGGTGACCCAAATTACGACTTTGAAAACTCAATCAATATGCAGCGGTTGAAAAATCTCGATTATTTAGGCCTTGGTGGTGGCAAGATGAAGGGCCCAATCATCATGCCAAATAATACCTCTGTGCAAGTGACAGATACTAAAGGAAGCGCTCATCATGCTGTTAAGATGTCTACTGGTAATAGCATGGAATTTGGCATGAGTGATAACCGAACTATATTTTTAGGGACTTCAATAGGTTATTATGACGCTAACAAAAATAAAACATTCAAAGTGTTAACCGAAGATGATGCATCTTCAACAGGAACTTTAATGACTAAAAAGGATGCTGATAATGCGTATCTAGGAAAACAAGGTAACCAAGTTATCTCTAATGGTGGGCTTTCTGCTAAACGAGGGTTTATTTCATATAATGATCCAACACAAATTGATGATTGGGTGGACGATAATGCCAATCGATTAATTATAAAGCAGGTTTTACAAGCTAATGGAGCACCACAAAATGGTGTTTTACTTGAATACAGCCAATATGGAAATAAATGGCGTGGACGACTATTTATTTCAGATAATGGTGATGATGGTGTATATTATGGTGGTTTTTCTAATGGTCAAAATAAAGGTTGGAAAAAAATATATGGCGAAGGTCAGCAAAATAGAATCCAATTTGCCAATGGCGCAGAATTGTGGGTGGAATAATGGCAGTTATCAAAACTAAAACACCTAATGGGCAAATACAATCATATAACTTAACAGATAATTCCAAGGACACAGGTGGTAATTACATCTGTGTCCATTTTAATGGACACGATTATTATGCACGTGTATCAGACAATTCAACTCCGCTAAATGTATTAAAACCAAATGGAGATAGAGGATATGTACAATATGATCCAATAGGGTTCAATACATGGAAATGGGAATCTAGAAATGTAGATAAATTCAATCGATGGTATGTGTATTTACCAAAAGGGAAATATCGTATATTAACCGAGGGGATATCTAAGAAATATCATGATTTAACAATGCAAACCTCTAAGGATATTGAAATCACAATTACAACATATAGAAATTCTAATAACGATGATTTAATTACGTTCAATATCGATAATCAGATAAGTCGTAGAGATTCTTTAGGAAATGGCATGAACCGATTAATTATAGAAAGGACAGGAAATATATGATTGAAATTTTCGCTCCGCCACCACCTATTATGGTGGGATTAAATGAACTTGTACAAATATCATTAGCTATATTTTGCACATTGATATTGGTATTTGTTGATACGATATTGCGCATCTTAGTCGAGGTGCGCAATTTTAATATTGCAACAAATAGGCCCTGTACAGTTGCCAATACCCTATTGGCGATTATTTGGCGTGGATGGGGGTATGTTGAAATCAACGGAAAAAAACATAGATTCTTAGTTAGCAATAAACTACGAGCGGACATGACAAAGAAACTTGTTAAATCGTATCCATGGTTATTTGTATTGTCGTTTATCTTACTTACATTACCAGATGTTGAATTTATCTTCTTAGGTAGGCTAGATACGTTTTTAAGCACCGGAATGTATCTTATTCCCATTGTAATTGAGTTAGCATCTTGTGTAGAAAACATGATCGAGCTTGAATTAGTAGAATCGAGGTGGTTCAAACGTGCGATCGGTTTAATTCAACAATTAATAGCATTCATTAAATCTGTAAAAGAGGCGATTAAATGATTGAAAAAATTAGCATTCGTGAGGTATTAACAATCCTCATCCTAGGGGCGGTCAATATAATGGCCGTCCTTTATGGTTATAACGAATTGGCCATGAGTATTTCCTCCGGGCTCGTTGGCTATTTAGGAGGACGTGAATCAAATAGGAAGGAGCAAAACAAATGGAACTAGGAAAATTAAGTGCTGCGTATGAAAGCAATGGGGACCCAGCTATTGTATCAACAGGCGAGGGGGACCGTGGGGGAATTTCGTATGGTGCTTACCAATTAGCAAGTAATTGCGGAAGTGTAGATGCGTTTCTTGGTTGGGGGTTGCGTCAAGAAGATGGATTCTACAAAGATTATGCGAGAGCCCTTCAAAGTGCAGGACCTATTAATTCTGATGAATTCATTAGTAAATGGCAAGAACTGGGAACTGTAGATCCTAACGGTTTTATGGAAATGCAGCACGACTACATTAAATATGCTTATTATGATGTGGCGTGTAGTGAATTATCCAATCAATTATTTGATGTAAATAAACATAGCCGAGCATTGCGTGATGTTGTATTTTCTGCGGCCGTTCAATATGGTCCCGGTGAAGTTGTTAATCTTTTTAAAGAGGCAATGCAATATGTTCCGGGTTGGGAGCCTGATTGGAACTTATCTTACGTAAACGACATTAAGTTTGACTGGGATTTAATTAATGGTGCATATGAACAGCGAAAGTTGCATCCATGGAACTATGAAGGTAATCCTAGTTGGTTGCGTGAAAATCTTGTTGAACGATTCGATGCAGAAAAAGCACAAGCATTAGAAATGTTCTCGCAAGAAATGCAAGAAAGGGGTCTATGATGAGCCTTTGGACTTTTAAGGCATTATGTTACCTAAAACGACATAAAACATTACTAATAGGGGTAATTTTAATTATTTTAGCTATTGTAGGGGTATCTATATATAATTCACATCAAGTTAAAAAACCTGTGCTATTAAAACAGGAGCAAATAAAAGATCCTGTAAAACTGGCTAATGCAATTCATATTACTAAAGATGAAGCACAACAAGTTGTTTCCAAGATGGAAACTGCTCAACCGGTAACCACATATTATGTACAGGCCCCTACGGTAGAACAGGCGGCCAAACAAACACAACAGGCTATAAAACATGAGGACCCGGCATTACCTAAAGCAGCAACGGAAAAGTCGGATAGAACCGCAGTAGTTGCTAATACGGATAAACAAAAGGTGGATGTTTATAAAATCAACCTAAACAAGGCTCATAAGATTAAAGCTGGTGTAACGGTATTAGACAGTAAAGCCTATGAGACTATTGGCTATCAAGCAGGCAAAGTTGAAGTATTAGCACACTTTGACGGACAACATTTTGAAGGTGGTAGCGTTCTATATACAGTAAAGGAATGGTGATACAATTATCTCCGAGTTGCACGGTTTGCAACATTCAACTAACAGTTTATTGTTGAAAGAAAAACATTATGTGTACACTATATCTTGATGATGACATGATGCCGTATGCTGATATCTTTTTACAAGCAATCTCCAATATTGAGAAACTAGGGTATTCATTTAAACCTGATTTGTTAATTCATAAATATATTGGACGAAGTAAAAAGTTATTAGGTGTAACATACTGGTATCATGATGATTCCTGCTTGATTGAACTGAGCAAGGATAATCACGATAAAGACATCGAATTAAACACAATCTATCATGAGCTGGCACATGCTACTGTCGAGTGTCATTTCAGGGGTCATGGTAAAGAATTTAGAAAACTACGAAAAAAGATTATTAACGCTTACAATATCGATATTGGCGGCGCAATATTACAATGAGGTGAAAATTATGGCAAAGACATTTGAATTTAACGGAAAGACTTACAATTTTGCAGAAGATATTCAAGTACCGGAAGAAGGGTTGTTCGAGGCAACGCTAGTTGATGAAAATAACCATCGATGTGAAATGCTCTTTAGAAACGGTAAATTGTTTAGATTAACAGAATTAGATTAGAAGTAAAAATCGCAAATTTTACCACTAAACATAATATTGAATGGTAAATTACAACAAAAGGGGTACCCAAACGGTACCCCTTATTTTTTTTGCCGTCAAATAAACGTCAAAATTTATATGTTATTCTTGATGATTTTTGTATATAATCATACTGTGTAAAAACTTGGCCACACTAATTATTACTGAAATTTGATTAAATATATGAAAACATCAGAATTGTATGATAAAATATATTAATATAGTTTATTGAATGCCCTATACTGGCTATATAGTTTGTAGTGCTTAGAGAAGGTGATGTTA